AAATATCTTGAAGAAGAATACGATAAATTAAAATCGGAAGAACAAAAATCAGATTTTAAGAGAAAATTTCCTATAGTAGAGGATGATATGTTTGATTTTGGAACTAGCTTTTCCCCATTTAACACAGCTAATATAACAAATAGGGAACTTGAATTAAAGAACTTTCCTGTGCCTTTAAGAAAAGGAATTTTAACTCATAAAAAACGTATTTATACAAATAATATGGGTGATGAAGATACCGATTATTGGGTTGATTTTGAAGATAATGAAAATGGTAATTGGTTAATATACTCGCTTCCGAAAGAGCCAAATATGTTTGAAGTAGATAAAGAAAAAAAGATATTAAAAGCTACTAATACTTTAAATATTTCAATAGGAGTGGATACTTTTCGTTTTGATACCACAAAAGAATTGGGATCTATGGGTGCTATATGTGTAGGAAAAAAATTTGATTTGTCTAAATCAACGGGTGAAGAAGGTGGTGAAATAATGGCTTTGTATGTAGGGAGGCCTAAGTTAGTAGAGTTTTTTAATGAAGAAATAATGAAAGCCTGTTTATTTTGGGGAGGCAATGCAACAGTAGAGCATGATGCAGGTCAAGAATATAGAACCTATTTTAGCAATAGAATGAAAAATATTATGAATCTTAATTGTTTGCCATTGCTAGGAAGGAAGCCAAATGAGGCTATCGATCCAAATAGGGAAAATAGTGTAAAAAGTATAACTACGACATCATCAGCAGACCCTTATGTATTTTCAAAACAAATTTCATTAGCTCANATATATTTTGAAAAATATTGTCATAAAATATTCTTTTTACCAATACTAGAAGATGCTAAAAGATTTAATCCGGATAATCGTACAAAATCGGATATTACAATCTCATTTATGATGTGTTTGTTAAATATGACTGGAGAAACTAAAGCAAAAAGTATAGAAACTAAGACATCTAAAGATAAGTTTATACCTCAATATAAAGTGAAAGGAAGTTTTTCATATTGATTTTAACAAAAAAATGTATCTTTGACGATGTAATTATATCTTATGGAAGAAAAATCTTCTAAACAAATTGTTAATTTTGACGGTTTTGATGCCGCTTTGTCGATGCATTTTGAATCTCCTCATGAGAAACGAAAACTTTCTTATGGGTTAAAACTTGCAAAAAACTTTTGGGGTAATGTTTCAGTTGGTTATAATTCTTATTATGATTTAAGAAATTCCAACTGGGATAATAACAGAAAGTTTTCTGCTGGTAAAATAACCCATGACGAGTTTAAAGACTTATTAGGTATTCAAGGCACTAGATCATTTATCAATATAGATTTTGATATTGCTAAAATATTGCCTAAATATAAAGAGGCTTTAGTTGCAGGATGGATGGATAGGGATGAAGAACCTACTGTAAAAGCAACAGACATACTTAGCGTACAAGTTAAGCAGCGTGAAAAACTTATGGCTAAGTTTAGAATGGCTCATAAAGAGAAAATTGCTGCTGCCGAACAAATGGCCGGAAAGAAATTAGAAACGGGATTTACTCCGGAAGATGAAAATGAATTAGATATTTGGGATAAATTAGAAAATANACTNCCAGAAGAAGCCTTTTTTAAAAAAACTATTAAACAAATATTTGAAAANAATGATAGCGATGTNTTAAAAAGATTAGATCTTTCTGATTTNGTTGAAGTCAATTGCGCTATTTCTAAAATAGAAAAGATTGTATCTTATTCTAAAACTTTAAGTAATAGAATTAGATTAAGAAGATGTAAGCCGGAAAGATGCTTTTATAACATATTTGAAAGCCCTATAGGAAATGATATAAGAATAATTGGAGAGGCTTATCCAATGTCAATATCAGAAGCAAGAAGAAGATTCCCAAAAATAACAGAAGAACAATGGTTTAAAATAGCTGAAAAAGCTCAAAAAGCCTTGATTCAATCTCAGCCATTAACATGGACAGATAGTTGGATTAATACTCCTACAAGACCTTATGATGATTATTCTTTTATGGTATTTGATTTTGAAGTTAAAACGGTAGATAAAGACTATTATGTAAAGACTGAAAATCAATATGGTAATACAGTAGTAATACCTAAAAAAAGCAAACCAAATCCAACAGGTAAGCAAGAAATAAAGGGAGAAATTATAGATAATGAAAGATATAATATTTATTGCGGAATATGGGCAATAGATACAGAATTTATGATGGAATGGGATGTGGCTTCTAATATGATTAGGCCATATCAAAATGGTGTTGATGCATTTATGAATTACACTATTGTAATGCCAAATGCAGATGGTACTTATCAACCCTCATTGCTTGAAAGAGGTATATCAAATGTTAGAGCAATGGCCTTATACAAGTTGAAGATTTCTCAAATGGTATCTTTAATGAAGGCAGATGGTATTTCTATTGATATAGATGGATTGCAAGCAATAGATTTAGGTAATGGAGAAAAATATGATAAACTTACCTTAAAAAGAGTTTTTGATCAAACAGGCGAAATATGGTGGGATAGTGGAGATACTACGGGAACTGGATTAGAAAGAAAATCAGCACCTCCGATTAATCCTCATTCAAATTCAGCAAATGTAGCTCAGATAAATACTCTTATTCAGCTTTACAATTTTGAATTGCAAAATTTAAATTCGGAATTTGGGGTAAATGAAGATTTCTTAGGTGGGTCTGTTTCTGCAAAAAGAGGAGCAAAAGTTAGCGATAATCAAATAACAGCAGCAAATAAGGCAACAGAATTTTTGTATAGACATTATCTTCTAAAAAGAGAAATGGAAGCTACAAAAATAGGATATATGCTTTGGGATATGATAGTTCTTGAAAGCAATGATTATAAAAAAATGGCAGGCATTAGTTCTGATATGATTGATACTACTTTTGATATTAATTGGAAAATGTCATCTAAATCAGACGATAGAGCTAAACTTGGAGAATATATACAAATTGCCCTTAAAGAGCAAATAATAGGATTAAGCACAGCCGCAAGACTTGGAGAGATTGACGATCATAAAGATGCTATATTGTATCTTGAAAGAATGGAAAAGAAGGCTAGTCAAAGAGCGCAAGCGTCTAAGCAAAATGATATTCAAATGAATGCCCAAATGCAGCAGCAGTCATTACAAATGAAAGCTCAAGCAGAAGCAATGATAGAACAAGCTAAAGCTCAAAGAGAAGCTAGTACGGAAAAAGCTAAAGGAGATGCAAGGGCTTATGAAGAAATGGTTAAAATGGTTAACAATGTAGTAATTAAGTCAATGGAAACAGGTGCGCCAATACCGGTTGAAATATCTGATTTAATGAAAACAATACAAAATAATGTACTTAATCAAAGCATAGTTAAGCCAGCCCAAAAAGAACAAGCCGAGCAACAGGCGGCACAACAACAAGCTCAAGCTCAACAAATGCAATCACAGCAATAAAAATAAAAGTAATTTATGCCTGATGATAAATTAGATAAAGTCGCATCATTAACGGGTAAATCAGAGCCATATAGAACACTTCCTTTAAGTGATTATATTCAGCATACATCTCAGATTGAAGGTGGAGATCCTGATTTTAAAACAATGTTTCCGAAAGAAAAGATGCCCGAATTGCAAAAAAGAAATGAAGATTTTAGAAAAAAATATGGAGAATTTGCGGCAAATAGAGAATTTTGGGGCGATGCATTAATTAAAACAATAGGCACAAGAGGCTTTACTATAGGTTCGTCTATACAAAAAGCGGCAGAAGTAATGAATGTTGATCCAAAAGTTTTATTAGGAAATGCTATGGAAGAAGGGTTTTATAAAACAGCATACGGCAAAAGAGATGCATATCCAGGATCTATTGTTGGTTTAGAAGATTTGCCAAAAGATTATGAAAAATTAAAAAATTATTTACCTGATTATTTAAAAAATAAAATAGAACTACAGGAAAAAAATGGTAGAAAAGTTCCTGTTTTTAAAGATCCGGAAGATATGTTAATAGCTTTAGGCGGTTATTTAAATATGTATAAAGACAAAGTTGAACAGTATTCAAATGATAATAAATTAAAACTTTCTCCTAAAGCGTTAGATTTTTTTACAGCAGCGGCATATAATAGTTCAAAAAATACTGATATTGATAATACTAAAAAAATGATTCAATATTACAATTCAAAGGGATTATTAAAAAATGATAAATTTTTAACAGAAGATAATTTAGCTAAAGATAAATATGGCTCTATATATGAAAATGCAAGAAGGAGATTTGATTCTGTAAATGGTTTATATAAAGAAATTGAATCAAAAAAAGGTGAATTAGAAAAAGTTGCATCATTAAATAAAAGTAATCAAAAATAATAAAATGGAAAATTCTCAATTACAAAAAATAATTGATTTATCTAAAAAGGATAAACAATCGCCTGGTGATGATAAAAAAATGGAAACTAAGCCAAATTCAAACGATATAAAGCCATTTGTTAGTAAATCAGGCATAACTTATAATAATCCATTAATAAAAGATGAAAAAACATATTCTTCATTTACCAGTTTATTAGATTCTCATAATAATAATCCATTCCAAACTGCGGAGTATATAGATTCTAAATTCTCATATAAAGTTCATGATCCTAATGAATTAAGAAAAGCTCAAAATGAGCAAGATGCGCAAGAATCAAATAGATTATTTGAAGCATCCGGAGCTAAAGAATCTATATCAGAAATAGAAGATTTTCTTAGATTAGCAGCACAACATAATATAACTTCTGAAAACATAGGAAAATTTGATCCAGGTGCTATATTTCAAGGTATGCAGAAAATGAGAGAAGAAGAGCATAGGCCTAAATATGATCGAATGCATCCTAAATTTTTAGAAGGGGCTGCTAAAATTTTAAAAGATCAAGAGGAAAGAGTAAAAAATGTAAAATTAGGCGATAAAAAAGAGCAATTATCAAATATAAAATTAATTAGCCAAGAAGCTCAAGAAGCTCAAAAAGCAAAAAAATCATAATTTTTTGTTAATTTATAAATTACTCGTAACTTCGTAAAGTAGTTTTAATAAACCTACTAATTAAAATAAACAGTTATGGAAGAAAATCAAGTACCTGAAACAGTAGTAGAGCAAGTATCAGTAGAAGAAGTAGCATCCAAAAGTGGATGGGATTCTTTAAAACCTATAGAAGAATATGTTCCGATTGAGCAGAAAGAAGAAAGCGTAAATAATGCGCAACCTACTCAAGATGCAGCAATAGAACAAAAAATAGAACCATCGTTTAACGAAAACGAATGGTTTAAAACAAAAAGTGGTGGTAAATATGAAAAGTGGGAAGATGTAGAAGCTCTTTTAAATAAGCAAACAGAGGTTGAAAAGCCATCTTTTGCAAACGAAACATCACAAAAAATATATGAAGCTATTTTAAATGGCAAGGAAGATGAACTTGCTGATTATTTTAGCAAAAAACAATTTGTAAAAAACTTAGCTACTCAACCAACAGAAGATGTGGTTAAGGCTTATATACAATCTCAAATACCTTCATTAACGCAACAGGAAGTAGAAAGGTATTATGAAAAGAATTATGGTGTAGATGAAGATAATTATAGTGACGAGATTGATTTAAGTATAGCAAAAAAAGAGGCAGAAAGCAAGTTAGAAAGAGTTAAATCAGATGCATTGAATTATTTCAATAGTCAGTCTGAAAAAGTCCAGTTACCTACTTTTGAGCAACAACAAGCGGTAGTAAATGGTTTTGATGCTGAAAATCCAATTAACCAATCGGTTATTCAGTTTGTAAGCAACAAAGCAAAAGCAATAAGTGACGAAATACCTTTTGAGTATGTTAATAGTCAGAATGGAGCTAATATTCAAGGCAAGATACCCTTAGATACGAAAGCCATATCTGAATATGAATCAGCCGTAAATGGTAACGTTGCAGCGGTCATAGCAGCTAAATACTTTAAAAATGACGATTTTGATAGTAAAGCGTTCGCTCGTGATCAGTATATTTTAGATAATATTAGCGAAATCCTAAAAGGAAGTGCTGCTAAATCCTACAATGAAGGTGTTCTTTCTAAGATTGCAAAGGACAAAAATATCAGAGTAGATGAGCAGCCTAACAGAACCGGAGCTTCTCCTAATACATCTCAAAATTTAGAGATGGCAAGAGAATATAAGTTCAGAGGATTCCCGTTAGATTTTATCGAAAGCAAATTCGGAGTTAGTGCCGATCAGCTTTAAGGTATTAGTACACCTTTGTGAAAACATTAAAGTCCTAAATTTTAATAGAGTTTATTAAACCTCTCGCAAAATCTATTAAAAAATTTAATAAATATTAAAAAATGGCAACAACAAGTCCAGCATACAGTCAGGGTTCGATTGCTACCTCGCAGTTCAATTCACCCATTTTGTTTAATGATCTTAACTCAAATGATAGATCATATTTTAAAGATTTAGTGTACAAGTTCGGTGACGAAAAATTGTACTCTATGGTATTAATGGCAATGCAGCAGTTCGTTGATACGACTAGCACAGATAACCATACTTTCTACCACTATGAAAAAAGACAATCTTTCCCTTCATTCGCAGTTCAATCTAACGTTACTGGTGGTGCTTCTATCACAGTTACAGTAGGTGCTAATGACTACTATGAAGCAGGAAACCGTTCTCCTATTCGTGCAGGTGAAACTATGTTGTTAGCTTCAAGCAACCAATTAGTTCAAATCGTTTCTGTAAATACAGCAACTCCAAATGCTCATACAGCAGTTATTGCTTCTTTAGATGGTTCTACTATCGCATCAGCAGGTTCAGGTAACGTTCTTGCAGGTGATTTATTGCTTTTCAGAGGTGCTACTAACGTTGGTGAAGGATCTACTATCTTAAATGGTATTTCTCCATTATGGGATAAGATTACTAACACTATCACAGAACATCGTGACGATTTCACTATTACTGATATTGCTCACATGGAAAAGCAAGAAGTAAGAGTAGCTGAAAATGGTCAGCCTTACTATCGTGATATTGCGGTTGATGAAGTGAACAAGCGTTGGTTGGCTCAACAGTTCTGGAAAATCATGGAAGGTGTTCCTGTAACTGCAAGTGGTTTAAATGCTAATATTGGTGGCGGTGCTACTAATGGTACTAAAGGTGTTATTCCTTTCGTAAAATCAGCAGGTTCTACAGTTCAATATACAGCAGGTGCGCCTACAATCGGAGATTGGCAATCATTGGTTCGTCAATTGAAATATTATGGTGGTGCTTCTACTTACCATGTACTTTGTGATACTTTGTCTAAACAAGCTCTTGATAACTTCTTCTTCACTCAATTCCATAACACTTATGATATGGTTGATTGGAAGCACTTAGGTGGTAACAAAGAAGCAGCAGTAGCTTATGGTTTTGATGCTTTCCGTATTGGTGGTATTACCTTCGGTTTGTATGATAACCCTCAGTTCACAACTAGCCAAGTTTACAAAAGACCTACTACAATCTCAGCAGGTTACGATAACTACGCTTTGGCTATCCCTCAGCGTCAAAATATCGGAAGAAACGGAGAAAGTTTACCTTCATTGCAATTAGTATGGCAAAAACAACCTAATGGCGAGAGAGTTACTACTTTTGAAACTGGTGGTTTTGCTATGCAAAATAAAACAACAACAATGAACCGTACATTTACACAAATAGGTTACTATGGTGTACGTGTATTCGGAGCAAATGGTTTCGCTCAATTCGTTGGTGTTTAGTAGTTAATTATATATTAAAAAGGAGCGGCACTAATATTAGTGCCGTTTTTTTTATAAAAAATTTAATTATTATTAAGTATATACATACATTTGTGTATTACTTAATAATTAAAAAATAAAATCATGGCAAAAAGTCAACCTGCTAAAAAATCAAATGACACAAAGTTTGCAGAAGCAATGCAAAAAGAATGGAAAACTAGACCTGCTACAATGGAAAAATATGGCAAAACAGCTACAAAGTCTGTTGTAAAGTCTAAGAAACCTTAAAATTTATTTGATTCATTTTTCTAATAAAAAAGCCATCTTAATTAGATGGCTTTTTATTTATTTTATAGCTTTAACGGTACATCTTATATTATCGGAATATATAACTTCCATTCTATTAAATCCTGCGTATATTAAAGCATTTTCAAGTCCTTTTAAGTTGGGATACCAAAAATTAGTCGAATCGTTATCGAAACCATTATTAAACTCCCATACACTTTTATTCCCATAATCATTTTGAGATATAGCAGTTTCTATTAAAGAATACTCCTTAGTGCATTGGCTTAATGCTTTAAGTTCGGTTATTGGATTTTCTACATGATATAAAACTCCATAATAAAGTGTAATATCCCATTGATTTGTTTTGTAATAATCTTGTAAACTAAATTTATAAAAATCTACCTTACTATTTAAAACAGTACGAGAAAATTCAAATCCATCAGTACCTCTTTCAAAATGACTACATCCTTGTAATGGATCTATACCACTAACATTACCTCCTCTTTTTTCTGCAAGAAAACTAAAATACCCATCCCAGCAGCCAATATCCAAAACAGTTTTACCTTTTAAATCTAATGGCATACCAAATCTATTGTTTGCTATATTTTCGGTACAATGATCAACTTCTCCCTTTGTAGTATATACAAGTCCATCATCAGATGTTAAATCAATAGAATGCCACCATTTAATTAATTCTGCTTTTTCTTTAATTTGTTCGTAAGTCATTGTTGCTTGTTTAATTTTTTAAAATAATATTCCAAACTTGGTTGATGGTAAAAATCATATCCATTTTTACCATATGGTATGCAATTGGGAGCAAAATCACATAATTCTAGTATTCTTGGTATTTTCATCGCCTCCGATATGTTATAAACAAAACTTTGATTACCTATAAAAAACTTGCAAGAAGCTAATATGTTAGTTAATTCTAAAAAATTATTTATTTTAAGATAAGGTATATCTAATTTCCATTCTTGACAAAATAATTCATGTTCATGCTTAGTGCCTGTAAATAATAATTTATCTTGATAATCTTTAAGAAAAAAATAATTAAGTTGGGGGTTTCTATATCTCTGAGTTCTATTTATTATAATAGTATCCTTATAAGATTCATCATAATCTGTATTAAATATCCATTTCTTACTTAAATCGCAAGCCAATTGAGGGTAAACATAAAAATACCATCTTTGTATAGATCCAAAAGGCATATTAACTCTATATCTTCTTATATCATCTAAATTTATATCTATGTCCTGTCCTTCATACTTTTCAAAAGAGTTAATGTANGGTTGCGCTTCTATTAATGGTTTTAACATATCAAACATANGNTNATTCATAGAAACCTCCACTCCCTTGTCATTTTTAGTAGGATGAACTGCTCCTTGATAATATTGAGCCTCCTGGCCTATTNTTTGGTAGTAATTAGCCTTTTTATTCTTATCATGGGCTAATTGTTTAACTCCTGCCAAACTAGCTATTAAATCACCTGCATTTGCGCTATGTTTGTATTTTGTAATTTTTGTTAATTGTTTCATAATTTTTATTTATCTTTGTTTCATTAAATTTTAAGTTTTATGGCAAATACTTTTAAAGTAAACGTTTATGAAATTGGTGGATTACCAAGAACAGCTCAAATGACTGTATTCCCTACAACTGGATTTATCGCTCAACCTTATGTTGGTGGTAACACTTCATTGTATGGTGAATTAATGATTGTTGCAAGCGGTCAAGTTTACGGAGTAGTTGAAACCCCTTCTGCATTACAGGCTTTAGCCGGATAGTAGAAAAAACCAATTTGCACAAAAGTATAGCCCTAATAGGGCTTTTTGTGCTACTGTCTATTCCTAAGTTCAAGCGGAGGTAATGCCCTTTGTGTTTCTTGTTTAATATCTTCATCATTAAGTCCCAACTTACCTTTTAACCATTCCTGAGCTTCTACCATTTCTCTATATCCTTTTTGCAAGGCCAAATAGTTAGTAAAAGATTTATCACCTTCTTTAACATCTAATACAAAACTATTAAGACTTTTAGCCATTTCATGCAATTTTCTATTATTAGCATAAAACATAGCTACTAATCCATCAAAACTTTCAAGAATATTAATTCTTTCTATAAGTTCTTCTTTTGACATATCATTAAGAGTACGCTTTACGGGCACATCTGATATATCTATATCTTTTATTTTTGCCATTGCACAAAACTATATATTTTTTAGTTAAAGAAAAGCTAATTATGGTATTTATTGTGTAAATGCTCTATATATTTGTGGTTTAAATCAAAAATCATGATAATATACTTTTTAGAACAAAATGAAAATGGAGGACTATCTTTTTATCAATGCTTAATGAAAGATAGGCATCAAATATGGAATAAATATCCAAAAGCTAAAGAAATAAGCAAACAATTATTTTTAAAATTAAAAGAATTATCTGAAATTAAAAAACCATAAATATGATAAGTCCATTAGATCAAAATGTTTTAATTAAGCCTGAGCCAATTACCGAAACAAAACTTACTAATATTGTATTTACAAATCCTAAGCCAGCTACAAGAAAAGGAGAAATCATATCAGTAGGGAAAGATGTAGAATGGTTAAAGAAAGGAGATATAGTTGTATTTGTTCCAACTAACACAGTAGAAACGGATGGATTATTCTTGGTAGATGCTTCTTTAACAGGTAAAATACTATTTAAATACAATTAATATGAAAGCGATAAAAGGAAGAATGATAGTTAAATTTGATTTACATCAAAAAGATAAAGTAACTTTTGGAACTTTAAAATTATATGTACCAAATAGAGCTGATGTTAATGAAAATATGAGAGAAGGATATCCAACTCTTTCAACAGTTGTGGATGGTGGGGAAACTGAATTAAAAGAGGGAGATGTTATAGTAAGTGAACATACACTACTTGAAAATACGGGTCAATGGATTGAAAATATAGATGGAATAGTTACAATGTCTATACCAATAAAATCAGATGTAGTTATATATGGTAAAATAGATGAAAAAGGAGATGTAATTCCGTTATTCGATAATTTAGTATGCGAAAGAATACAAGAAGGATTTTCAAGTAGTATTATTATAACTCCAGATATTTATAAAAAAGTAGAAAATAATAAAGCTATAGTATTAAGAGTTAGTAAAAATTCAGATATTAAAGAAGGTGAAAAAATAGTTTATTATAGATATAGCGATTACGAATTGGTTTATTTTATTGATGGAATAGAAAGAAAGGCTATAATGGTAAAAAGATCCGATATAGTAGGAATTGAAAAATAGATAAAATATTGTCAAAATTCCGTAACTTTGATGTATGACAGTCGATTATTGTTATACTTATTTGCAATTTATAGCAAGGAAAAACCAAATTGCGCAAATAACTCCAACGGAGTTCCAATTTGCTATAAATAAGGCGCAGCATGATTATTTTGATTTTCTATTAGGTCATATAGAAAGTTTTAGATACAACGATGCTACTCCTAAAGTAGGATTAGGTATGAGTAGTAAAATATCTAATGATTTATCTCCATTTAAGGTAAATGGTACAACAATATCTGTAGTTTCCGGAGTAGCTCCATATCCAACCGGTTTTCAATACTTAGCATTAATAACAGATNTAAATAATAAAAAAATAGAGTGGATAAGTGATGATAAACTTCCTGCAAGATTAAATGATCCTATTGATAATTATTTAGATAGTGGTAAATCTTTTTATAATGAAATTTCAACAGGATGGGCTATATACGGTGCGGCTGCATCATCAAGTGTAATAGTTAACTACTATGTTAAACCAAATGATTTAGTTTGGGCTTACAATATTGTATCAGGAAGGCCTGTTTATACACCAACAGGAAGTGTTCAGCCGCAATTCGATAGTGTAGCTATGGAAGAAGTTTTAGGAAGAGCAGCAAGGATATTAGGATTTAGCTTTGAGAAAGAAAATTTAGTACAGCTAGGAGAATCGGCTATAAATAGAGGTGAGTAATGGTAGTAAAAATAGATAGTAAACTAATAAAAGCAGTCGATTATTTTGGTACTACTATGATAATACAGTTTGTTAGAGGTGGTATGTATAAATATTACGATATACCACAAGAGGAATATGATGGATTTATAGATTCGGATTCAAAAGGGAATTATTTCAGGCAGTATATAAAAGATAATTACAGATTTACTAAAATAATATAATGAGTACATTAGTAGGTAATATAACATGGGCTAAAGCCATTAGAAGGATTAACCGAAGGATAATGAACGGTTATCCATCTATTGGATCTACTTTGTCTGATAATGAAATAGAACTATATCTAATAGAAGCTATTGCTACTGTTATGATACAGGAAGCTAATACATCAATGCAAATTGAAGGAGTTAGGTCTATTCATGAAGGTTTTATTACTACATACAAGATAACTACTATAACAAAAGATAATACAACTGGATTCTATACGGTTACTTTGCCACATCCTCCTATTGGTATGCCATTAGGATTAAGTATTATTTCTCCATATTTTGCATCAAGTGGTCAAATTTCATTTCNATTAATAGCGGTTCATCCAAATCAAAGAGGAATATATAATCAAATGCCAACTCCGAATTATGGTATTTATTATTGGGTAGAAAATAATACAATGTACTTAGATGGAAGAGGAGTAATAGTTTCAGGATTGGGTACTTTATACATACCAATGCCAAGTCCTAGACCTGCTACTAATAATGATACTGATCCAATTAATCTGCCGGATGAAGCAATGTCAATGGTTTTTGATATGGTTGTTACTAAATTAACAGCCAGGTTGCAGACACCACAAGATAATTTTAATGATGGTAATTATAACCCTGAACAAAAAGAAGGATAATGTCAGCAAATATAAATCAATACATAAAGTTAAAAGATATTGTACTTTCTTACATAGAGGAAAGCAAGCAGAATGATTCCGCTTTTTTAAGATTATGGCGGTTAGCGTTTAGAGCTTTTAAACAAATGGGATTAAATTCTTTTTGGGCAGTAGAAACAGTTCAAATTAATCTTAATCCCAATAAGACAGCAACATTGCCTGATGATTATATAAATTGGGTAAGTGTAGGATTATTTAATGATAAAGGTGAATTTACAATACTTAACGTAAATCAGGATTTAACTACTTATAAAGACTTATCTCCCAATAGATTGTCTGATATAGCATCTCAAGTTGGTTCTACATTAAGCGATTTATTAGCAAGTGATCTTATAGATGATAATAATATTCTTGGAGATGGCAATGGTTATCCTTATCCTATATTTGGAGCGGGTTCTAAATTATTAACAAGTGGAGATTGTAGAGTTGATAATGTTAATAGAGTAATATTGTTAGATCCTAATTTTCCATATTCGACAGTTGTATTAGAGTATTTGAGTAGCCCTCAACAAAATGACGATTATCAAATACCGATGCAATTTGAAGAAGCTATGATTAGCTATCTTAGATGGATGGATAGATATTCTGTTCCTGCAACATCTAAAGGAATGGCATCTCAAAATCAAGCATATGCTTCTCAGTTTGCTTTTCAGCTAAAATTAGCTAAGAAAATGTTTAAACCTGTAAGGTTACAAGAATTAAATTTACAAGCAAGATTAGCTCAACGTTACGCAGTTAAAGGATAAAATATGGCAATATCACAATTACCAATATCGGGAATGATGGATCTTGACACTCCAAATGAAGTTTGGCAGAAGGGAAGGCATGGTTATGCTAGAAATCTTGAATTTTATGGTAATGCAGGTAATTATAAAGCGCAGGTTAAATTAGGTACAACATTGCATTCAAATTCATTTTTACCTACTGCCGGAGTTAATAATATAATAGGTGGAAAATACGATGCTATTAATAAGAGAATTATTTATTTTAACTACAATTCTTTAGGATATAATGGTATTTATATATTTAATACATTAACTGAAACTTTTCAAGTATTAGTTCAAGCATATACAAATTCATCTATTGATTTTTTAAATTTTACCGCTACTAATCCAATTAGTTCAATAGATATAATATATGGAGATCCATATTCATCTTCTTCTGATACAGGAGGTGATTTATTGACATTTGCAGATAGTTTAGGAAGACCTACTAAACTTAATATAGATAGATATTTGGCCGGTGTTTATACAAATATAAGCAGGGATTTTATTGATTTGGCAAAAGCGCCTCCTGTAATGCCTATAAAATGTACTTACGAGAATGATAATACCGTAACTGTAAATAATTTATTAAATTCATTATATCAATTTGCATATACTTTTATTTATGATGATAGCGAAGAAAGTGTATTAAGCTCAGGAAGTATTACTCCATTACCGGCAATAACATTTAGTGCAATAAATACAACAGATAAGACAAAAAGTGCAAGAATATCACTTTATATGGAAACGGGTGATGTAGACGTAAAAAAAATACGAATATATGGAAGGCAAACTAAGAATGGATTAACAGGCGGGTGGTTTATTATAGATACAGTAGATAAATCGTTTTTTAGTATAGCATCTAATTCAATATATAGATATATTTTTAAAAATGATGGTATATATATTACCGCAGATCCTAAATTTACTGTTTTATTGCAAGATTACGTTCCTCAACAAGTAAATACACAGGCTTTATTAGACGGAAATACAATGGCCTATGCCGGTATAACGGAAGGATATGATTATATAAAATCTAATTATACGATAACAAAAACTAATGCAGCGCCAACATTATTTACAATAAATGGTGTATTATTTTTTGCATATCAACCAATTAATAGCAATAATGTAACTATTTATCTTACAGGTGTAGGAACAAATGATGGAACAACAGGATTACCTACTACCTTAGATGCGCCTCCATTAAATTTAACAGTAAGAGCAAAAGTAGGATCAACGGATACAAGTTTTAGTATAACAAATTCATTTGAAACTAATATAGCATCAATACTTTCTGCATTACAATCAGCAGCAGTTACAGCAGGATGGACTGCAGTATCTTCTACATCAAATAGTATAACTCTAAGTTTGACTAATGTAGTGTTACAATCTTCTTATATTTATCAACAAAATGATGCATTAGCTTTAAATCAAGAATTTGCTCATTATCCAAACTCTAGTTATTCATATGGAGTAGTTTATTTTGATAGCAAAGGAAGAACTAATGGTGTTATTACAGATGTTGGTGCAAATGTTAATACATTAGATTATGCAAATTCTACAATAAATCAAATATCTGTTTATTTGTATGGATTTTATCCTCCATCATGGGCTTCTTATTATCATTTAGTAAGGACAAATACACTTACTTATAATAAGTATTTATGGTGGGTTTCAAATGGCGCATATAGTAATGTAGGTCAATATGTAGCTAATCAATATGCTTACATAGGCATAAGTAATATATATGACTATAATCAACAATTAGAATCTGCTGATAATGTTGTTAATTATGGTTTTTCACAAGGAGATAGAGTTAAAATAACAGGTGTTTATAATGTAGCAGGAACTCTTACAAGTTTATCATACGATTATGAAATACTTAACGTAGTAGTTAATCCAATGCTTAACGGATTAGAACAAACAGGTACTTTTATACAAATTAATTATCCTACAGCAGATATAAGTAGCACTTTTAAATTTGATGGATCTCCTGATTTTCAAAATTATCAAATACTTATATATTCACTATCTGAGCATTCTCCGGCAACCGCAACTACAAATAGTAATGTATATTACGAAATAGGACAACAATATAAAATAGGATACAATCCGGGTACGGGTAAATTGTATCATATGGGTAATGTAGGTGACGATACAGTTCAATTATCGGATGGTGATGTATTTTATAGGACTAGATCAGTTCCTACGGGAGTTACTTATTATTTACCTGCCGGTAACTATAAATTTGGTGATCAATTTTCTACATTTTTAATAAATTTTAATAACTCATCTAATGCTGTAACTACATCTCAGTATGTGATAGGTCAGCAAAGTAATAGCGAAGCACCAGGTAATAATACTCCGGCTATGAAACCTGGAGATTACCCGCATTATTCAGATAATGCATTATTTAATAACACAAGTTCAGGGTCTTTATCCATAAGGGTTAGAGGACAATATGTTTTAACTTTAGCTGCAAGTTTAGGTAGTGCTACCACTTCTGGAATTTACATTAAAATGGTTAATTCTAGTGGTACTGAAAAAGTATTAAAAATAGTACCAGAGCAAAAAGTAACACAAGTAAATACAGACTATCCTTATGATTTTGATGCAACAATACAAGTTCCTGCGGGATATAAAGCATTTATAATAGTTAGTAACTTAACTCAAGCGCCAGATTTTTCAGGATTGCCTGATTTGTGGATTAGTCAATTCACCCTTAGATTAGATGTTCTTACAAATATTTCTATAAATGTATATGATTCATCATTTAGTGATACTTATAAATTAATTACTAATAATGATTCAAGAGTTCAAATTCAAGATAGAACAGCTCAACAGCAATTTAATAGCACTTTATTTAGATTTAGTAATCCATACGTTACAGGAAGTACAATAAATAATATAAACAGATTCTATCCAAATAATACAGATGAATTTGATAAAAGTTATGGTAGCGTAGTTAGGATGAAGCAACACGCAAGGCAATTAAGGATATATCAAGAAAGAAAAGTAGGTACAGTAGGTGTTTATTCTAATTTTATAAAAGATGTATCAGGGACAGGTAATTTAATTACTACAGATGCTATAATAACTCCTAATAATATACAATATTATGATTTCGATGGTGGATTAGGTAATCAGCCGATGGGATTAGTTAGTAATGGATTTGTTGATTATATTCCAGATCCGGTAAAAGGAGTTATATGGAGATTAAGTCAAGACGGAGGAGTTCCAATATCTGAAATGTATAAAGTTCAATCATGGACTGGCGCTTATTTGCCTACATTTTTGAAAAATAATACATATCTTTATGGTGGATATTGCAAGATAATTGGTGTATGGAATACTAAGAAAGACCATTCAAGTGAATATATTTTATGCGCACAAGCAGGAACAACGTCTTATGGAGATACTTTAATATTTAATGAGGAAGATAATGCATTTAGATGTTTTGTTGATTTTAATCCTGATTTTATGGTGTGTGCGGAAAATAGGTTAGTAACTTTTTCTAACGGTAAGTTATACATACATGATAATGCCACTAATTATAATACTTTTTATGGCAATACTTATCCTGCATCTATAACAATGGTTTGTAATGATGGACAAAATGCTAAAAAGGAATTTACAGGATACGGATATAATGCAAATGCGAAATGGAGTGCGCCTTATGATGGAGATGTTACTACAGCAATAGGTCAATTATCAAACATAATGACTTCCGATATGAATGAAGAAGGTGAAGGAATGTATTATGGTAGTTTTTGGGGAGCGGATGATGGGGCTAATGGTGTAATAGATGGATCTAAATTAAAAGGAGTTTGGGCATCTATTAAACTTAGTATAAACACAAGTGCATTTACTTATATTCAAGGAATATTTATGAGATACTTAAATAGTCAAAAGAATTTTTAATATGACAGAAGATATAGCTATAGGAACTTTAGATATTCAGGCAAGAATAGATGAATTGGAAGTGGCTATGCAAGATTTTGAATCTGTAGATTGCCCATTAATTCATACCTTTACAGATGGAATGTATAGGAGGCAAATTACAATGCCAAAAGGTTCTTTGATTACAAGTAAAATACATTTAACAGAACATCCATTTGCTATAACAAAAGGATCAGTTTGGGTAAGAATAAATGCGGATGATTGGGAATATTTAGAAGCTCCTTATAATGGGATTACTAAACCTGGAACAAGGAGAGTTTTATATATAGAAGAAGAATGTATTTGGACTACATATCATTCAATACCATTCATAATGGGAGAAGATGATAATTTAGATGAAGAAAACAAGTTAAAAATGGTAGAACTTATTGAAGATATAATACTTGATAAAAGAGTAAATCCATTATTAGAACAAAAACAAAATTTATTATTATGAGTTTTATAGCAGCAGGTGTGTCATTAGGAACAGCAGCAATATCCACAGTTGTGGGACTTAGTGAAAAAGCCAAAGCTAAAAGATTGGCTGAACAAAATGTTAGACCAAATAAGCCAATAAGTCCTGAAATGCAGGAAAATGTACAATTAGCTAAAGGATTAGCTAATCAAGGTATGCCTGCTCAACAATATACACAAGCAAAGCAAAATATACAACAAAATCAAGCAGCTACATTAAATGCTGCAATGGCTAAAAAAGGAGGTGCTGCAAATGTGGGTGCTATACAAGCTCAAACAAATCAAGCATTAAGCGGATTAGATACTCAATCTGCTGCAATGAGAGTTCAAAATGTACAAAATTTAATGCATCAAAATCAAGCATTAGCCGGAGAAAAAGAAAAAGCATGGCAATGGAATAGCGCTATGAAATATGAAGAAAATGCAGCGGCTATTAGAGCATTAAATACAGCCGGAAATGCTAATATAAATCAAGCTATAGGTCAAGCAGGAAGCGCTATTGCATATGCAGCACCGGGATTTAAAAAAACAAATCCTAATAAATCTGAAATAGCCGAAAACACTCAAGTAGGTACGGGCGAAACTATACAACAAGTAAATCCTCAAACGCAATTTAATACAAACTTTGATATTAGAAATAAAGGATTTAATAGCGCTTTTTATGATCCAAATCAAGGCATAACACCAGCAGCGGGGTCTTTTTCACCATATCCTACTACTTTAATAAATGGTTCACAACAAGTAGGTTAATGGAATTGAAATAAAATTAAAAATTTAATATTATGGATGGATTAAATATAGCTACTAAGGCAGGTGAATCACAAGCAAACGTATTAGATTGGAGTGGATTAAATAATAATATAAGTAAATTGTATGAAAGAAGCATACAAAGGGCTAAAGATGTTCGAGATACTTATGATAAAACAGCGTCTATATATGGGCAAATGGCCGGCAAAGTAAGACCTAATGACTTACCATTATTTACAGAAAAGTATAATAAATGGAAAGATGCGGAAATGCTAAAAATGACACCGGAAGTTCAAAAAGATAATAAAAAATATGCACAAGCAGCTCAAGAATCGGCAAAATATTTTGCTGAAATGCAGGCTGAATATAAAGGAAGTACATCATTTACTGAACAAGGATTAGATAGAACTAAGCAATGGGCTACAGCAAAAGGATTGGGATATATACCTTCTAAAAAAGTTGAAGAAATAAATGATTTAGCTGCAAAATCAACATGGAGAGATGGTATGAAAAATGGATATTATGATGTTAC